TTCATCTTTTAGGAAACCTGTCGCAGTTCGGCGAAGTGTGGGAGATGGAAGCGAAGTCCATAGCAGATGTTGTTCAGCTTATAGACTGTCAAGAGCAAGGATTTCGCAAGTTTCTCATTGATGCGGCAGAGTCTGGTCTTGATATGGCTATTGTAGGAAAAGATTTTCGTGTAGAAGAACCTGATGAACTTCTATTTGAAAACCTTGGCCCAGAAGAAGTTTATATATCACTTGTTCCTGCAGGCTCTAAGAAGGGTTGGGGAAAGATACTTTTAGCTATTGTTTTGATTGTTGCCTCATTTTTAGTTCCACCGGCCGGCCTCTTCGGCGCGACTCAAGCTACAGTTCAAGCAGGACTAGTAACAGCCGGTATCTCTATAGGTCTTCAAGGAATTACACAATTACTCGCAAAAACTCCCGACGGAGACGACCAAAAAACAAAAGAAGGACTATTTGACGGACCAACTTCCACACTCAAGCAAGGACAGCCCGTTCCCGTTCTTTACGGAGAACTTCTCATAGGTGGAGCACCAATACACGTAGATTTGACTACATCAGCACAATCCCGTCTCTACCCTAATATAACCGGAGCACCCATGCCAGATTTTACTTTAGACGCTTTTGGAAGATTGAATGTTAACTATTCTGATTTTTACTCTGCTGATGCGGATCCTTTTGAGGGGTGGGCGTATATAAACACGGGAGAAATAGGACTATAAAATGAATCAAAGACAAACAGGAAAAATAATAGACTTACTTTCAGAAGGTCCAATAGAGGGTATTGTTGGGGATGATGCTGGTATATTCCTAAATGGCACGCCCGTAATAGATGCCGAAGAAAGAGAAACTCTCGGTTATGTTCCTGGAGAGATTAGTTTTGTGTCTGGAGTTACTTATGATTTTACTCCCGACTCCGGATTTGATTTAACCGAAATAGACCTTGCTACAGGCGACAGAAACATCATAGTATGGGATGCCATAGATGAAGGGTCTACGGATGCTTACATAAAAGCACAGAAACATCCCTACGTATTAAAAACCCCAAATGTAACTTGGACCAACGCAGATATCGGAAGTCTTATAATTTTAGGAGACGGGCAGAATGGAGCAACCGAAACATTTAGAGTTGCAAGCATTCATACATACTCTGGACCAAATAGCTTTATAAAAATTGACAGGGCCTCCCAAGGTCCCTACGGAGACTCAAATACACGACAACTTTGGAGAGCACAGATAAGACAGGTACAGTCAATAGTAAACTCTACCAGAATTACGGTCAATTCTGCTTTTACGGAGTCATTTACAAACAGAAAAGCTACTCTTCTTTCAATCAATTCCACCTCTTTAGATACTTCTGTCTCTACTAAAAACTTCGAGAGTGTAAAAACTATATTTAGGTCAGGAAGACAAGACCAACCTATTCTAGATCCTGTTTTTGGTGGAGGACAAACAGCATTCGCTACGAATTTGAATGAAGAACTTCTTCAGACAACTAGATCTGGACCCTATTCTATATCGGGTCAAGACGACAAAGTATATACAGCAACAACAACTATGGGGATAAGTTCTCCAGAGAATATTGACAAAGTAAAGATAAACATAAGATTTCCTTCTCTTATTGCATATTCCAAGTCAGGCAGCGAGTATAGCCAAGGAATAGAGTTTCAAATATTTTTAGAGTATAGACGAAACGGGGTTTGGTACAATCACACAGGAACTTTGGCAAATCTCACTAGCAACCAGCCTGTTTTTGGAATATCAGACGATGATATACAAAACAGAAACCCTGTAAACACAGACGACTCCACCGACACAGATAAAAGAGTAACGAAATATGCTTTAGCCGTTTCAAAGTCTACTAAAAATGACGGAATGGTTGTAACTCGTAGTAAAACTGAATTCGTTAAAGAGTTCCTAATAGACAGTGAATTAACCAAGTCCAAACCCTTTACAGACTTCAGAATACGAATAAAAAGAGTTACTGGAGTAAATATTGCTATCAGGAATGAGAGCCAAGCTCAAACCCAATCATACATGCAAGGTCTATTTGCCTATAGCAATGATATTTTAAACTATGCGAACACCGCTGTAGCAGGAATCTCTTTCCAGTCAAATGATTTTGATGAGTTTCCTAAAAGAGCTTACTTGGCCCGAGGTATTAGGGTTCAGGTTCCAACAAATTATATTACCAGAGAAGAGAGCGGAGGCTCACAAGCAAAATACACCCGAAATGTTACTACTGGAGCAGATACTGGCTCTGAAGTTCGTTGGGATGGTAAGTTTCGAGGAGACATAGCAGATACCTCTTGGAGAACAAATCAAGGTCACGTAAACTACAAAAAGGTTTACACTAATAACCCTGCTTGGGTCTATTACGACATAATGGTAAATAATCGTTATGGTTTGGGTGAGTTTTTAGGAGCACAGAATATAAATAAGTATGAGCTTTATCGAATTGCTCGATACTGCGATGAGCTTGTTCCAGACGGTAAGGGAGGAACAGAGCCTCGATTTACCTGTAATTTATACTTACAGTCTAGAACTGAGGCATTCAAAGTAATTAATGATCTCGCCAGTGTGTTTCGTTCCATAGTAAAATGGACCAACGGAGAGATTAGTGCTTCGCAAGATGCTCCTAAAGCTCCTATATATACTTTTTCTAACTCCAATGTTCTTGATGGTCAGTTTGGATATGAGAGCACCTCTAAAAGACTGAGAATAAACCAAGTTGGAGTAACTTGGAACAATCCCGAAGACTTCTACAAGCAAGACGTAGTTACGGTAGAAGATAGTGAATCAATACTTGAAGAAGGTAAAATTATCAAGAAGGATACGATTGCTGTCGGATGCACCTCTGAAGGTCAAGCAACTCGTCTTGGTAAGTGGATGCTTCTTACAGAAAGACTCGAAACAGAGCTTGTCAAGTTTAGAACCGGTATCAACGGTGCCTATCTTCGTCCAGGAGATATTTTCTATGTTCAAGATTACAACAGAACAAACGCTATTGCGTCAGGACGCTTAGCACAGTCCAATAACCACACGACTACTACTGTTTACTTTGATAGACCAGTTCCTTTTGAAGCAGACACCTATCAGCTTCATTTGGCATTTCCTACTGGCTCCGCATATCTACAGCAGGAGCAAGCTACTATAAACGGAACCACCTATTATAGAGGAGACCAAATAACTCAAGCGTATGTTGGTGGAGTGCTGACAAATATTGATAGCACTGAAGATGCAGCAGACGCATTGGATGCTGCTAGCGGAAACTTTGTTCAGCTTTCTTGGAGCGAATACATCTCTGTAGAATCAAGAGAGTTTGTTAGTGGCTCTAATCAAAACCTTGACTCTATCACTGTCTCTTCTGCTTTCACTTCTGTTCCTAATTCTGAAGTAATGTTTACGCTCACAAACATTACTGATAGCAACACTGCCAAAGGCGCAGTGGCTTACCGCACACTAAATATTACAGAAAACGAAGATAAGACTATTGATATATCAGGACATCTTTATCTGGCAGATAAGTTTGCAGCGGTTGATAGAGGATACCTTCTTCAGCCCCGAGAGTTTACTCCGTTACCTACATTTGATAATATCAGAGTCCCCGCACCACAAAATCCGTCTTTGTCTATTAATAGGCTTTCCGATACAGAGGACTCAACAGATGTTCAGCTTTATTCTTATGTTGCAGAGGTATCTTGGGGACACCCAGTAGTAGAGGGCACCAATGAAAATTATCAGTATGTAGATTACTATGAAATAAAGCATCCTTACACCCAAGATAGAACATATGAAAGAGCAAAGGCTACCAAAGCAACTGAATTTACTTTTACCTCTTTTGTAGACCCGGGACAGGCATATGTTTTAGTTAGAACTGTAAATATACAGGGAAGAAGATCTGCCTGGTCTGTAGTAGAAAGAGCAGGAACTTCAGACCTTACAGGCAGCGCTTTAAACACTATATCTTTCCTTAATCTTAGGGCGGGAGGAAATGTAGATACTAGTCTATCGGTGACCGTGGCCGATGGCAGTGTTAGCTTTGAAAATGAAAACTTCAATGTTATAGGTCCCCAAGGAAATAACTACTCTTTAACAGGAATTTCCACTTTGTCTCAGGGGTCTCCTGAGATATCTAATGGAGAGTATGCTTATATTGTTTTTGATTCCTCCTCTTCCTCCTTTAAGTTTTTAGAGATAGAGACCGATACTGTTGCAGAAGACCCTGCCACTGGCCTGAGCCCTCCCTTAAACTTTGAGTACTGGAGAGAAAGCGGGCAAAATGCTTTTACTTCTGTAGGAACTATAAGCCAAGATATTGATATACTTGATTTGTCTAACGGATCTCCTGGAAAAGCTTTATTCGTTAATAAGTTTACCACTACCGCCGACTACAGCTCTAGTTTTTCCTTTGGAGATATTATTAGAATAGGAAGCGGGGCTTCCTCGTGGTATGGTACGGTTCTCGAAGCAACAACTACACAAATTACTACTGTAGAGTATATAAACAAAGCTTTCTCTTCCGGTGCCAGCATATTTAACCAAGACTTTAAGGCTGATAATGCCTTAGATTTTATAATCGGTAGAATATATAATAATGCTGCAATATATGAGTTAGAAATTTTTGCCGCAACTAAGGGGTCTAAGGGAGACACTCCGGAAACTGTAAGCCTTTCCGCCGATAGTTTTGTAGTAAAGTATGATGGAGACGAAGTCCTTTTAGAGGGTAGCCCAAACAATAATATTACCCTTACTGCTACCCCCGGAGGAGGCTTGGGGATAGAGGGAATTTCTCCTGAGTATAGGTTTATAGAGATGCCTAGCACTGTGAAGCAGGACTGGAGCACTTCTGCAACATACACCATACCTGAAGCAGACTTACCTGCAATAAACACTACAATACAGTATAAGGTAGAAGCTACAGACGATGGATCTCCCTATACCTCCGAAGCTTCTGATTTTTTAACTATAGTTACTGTTGCGGAAGGAAGAGATGCAGAGACAGTAAATCTAGAAGCAGATAATTACGTAGCTAAATATGATGGTACGGGCACTCTTATAGATTCAAGCCCTACTAATAATATCACCCTTACAGCTACATCTTCTGCTGGGTTGAGTAGTCCAACTCAGTATAGATTTACAGAACTTCCAAGCACTGTTAAGCAGGATTGGAGCACTGACAATACTTACGTTATTCCTCAGGTAGATTTGCCTGAAGAGGACACTACTATAACATACAAGGTGGAGGTTACAGACGGAGCCTCTCCCTACTCTTCGGAAGCCTCTGATACTGTAACTATAGCAGCTATATCTGATGGGTCCGTTGGGTCTCC